ACAGAATCCTGAGAACGAAGGTAAGGTGTTCTTGTTCAAGTATGGCAAGAAGGTTTTCGATAAGCTTAACGAGGCTATGAATCCTCAGTTTGCTGACGAAGACGCTATGAACCCATTCGACCTTTGGTCTGGCGCTAACTTCAAGCTCAAGATTCGTAATGTCGATGGTTATCGTAACTACGATAAGTCAGAGTTTGCTAATGCTGGTCCTTTGTCTAATGATGATTCAGAGATGGAAGTAACCTGGAAGAAGGCTTATTCGCTTCAGGAATTCCTTGCTCCTACTAACTTCAAGTCATACGATGAACTGAAGGGTAAGTTGGTTAAGGTTCTTGCTGCTGGCTCTGCAGCAGCTGCTCGTGCTTCTGCTGTTACTGAGGAAGATGATGCTCCTTGGAATGAAGCTCCTGCACCAAAGCTTAAGGTGGCTACACCTCCTAAGTTTGATGAAGATGAAGACGATGAGTCTATGGAATTCTTCAAGAAGCTGGCACAATAAGATTAAAGGGAGCTTCGGCTCCCTTTTTTTTATCCGAAAGAAGTCATACCAAACAATTCTTTTAATCTTAATCTAGCGTCAACTGGTTCTACAATACCAACATCACCAGAGCTATATTTACCTTTGGTGCTATCTGATGTTGGTGTACTCATGGTATTTTGATTTACAGTAATTCCTTGTTTAGCGGATCTTTGATCAGCCATATCTTTAGTTGAAGCTTGGCCAAGTTCAGCACCTTTTGACGAACCAGCTGGTTGTAATGCAGCTGTTTGAAGAGTTTGTGATTCTTTTGGAGACAATTGAGCAGATGTCGCCCCAGTAGATGGTGTAAGAGCGCCAGGAGTTCCACCAACAGTTGGATCTGCTTTATTTTTATCCCCACCTGCTAGTTGAGTGCCACCACCTCTTCTTACCATCAGTTGTGAATTTACGGGAACCATATATTTTCTTACAGCGCCAGATGTATTACCAGCGATCATTTCAATTTGACCGTTTCTATATACACCAGTTGCTATACCAACGTGACCACCAGTTTGACCTGCACCTTTTCCTCTTGTTTGAAGAACAACATCACCTGGTTGTACTTGAGTAGGATCTACTCCACTTCCATAATTTTGAAAACTATTAGCTATAGCAGATCCAGAACCACTAGCACCTGATTGTTTTAGAGAAGAATTGACAAATTGAGCACACCATGCTTCGCCTTGGTTATTATATCCACCAGCTCTCAAGAAATCTAATGATTGATTTCTATTTTTACCAACCATAGTTTCAGCTAATTGTACAGCAGTAGCATTTGGTGGTCCACCAGCACTAGGACCATTATTACCAAGTGCAGCAACTTGTTGATTTGGTTGTACTCTTGCAGGAGCAGCCTGACCTGGAGTAACTCCGAAAGATTGTGAACCAGAAGCAGAAGCTTGTTGTCTCGCAGCTTCTATAGTATTTGTACCACCACCTGGTTGACGTTCAGCAGCTGGAACCTGAGAATTATTAGATCCAGTACCTTGTTTTAATGTTTCAACCTTACCTTCTTTAAATCCTTCAACTTTATGCATGGCAGCAAGTAATGCTTTACGTTGTTCAGCATTAAGTGACCCCATTTGAGTGTTTGGTGACACACCAGCTGCAGCCGCCACTGTATTAATATAATTACCAGTGTTATTTTCGTTTGGTGGTGCGTATTTCGAAATAGCCTGAGATACTGATAAATTTTTGTATGAACCACTATCAAATAAAAGTTTTTCTTGAGCTTTGTTACCAGAATCTAATGTTGGAAAGATAGCAAAACGACCATCAGTGCCAATTGCACCATTTGATTTAGAAAATGCGCCGTATTCTAAATTACCAGGATTATTATTACGCCAGTTTCTAGCTCCTGTTCTTTTTTCAACTGAGCCATCCGCTAGTTCTACAGTATTAGATCCAGCTTTTGTTTCTAATATTTTTGCGATACCAGGACCACCAGAGCCACCTGGAGATGGTAATGATGATGCTGCAGCAGAAGGTTTAGCATCTCCAGCTGGTGTGGTACTAGTATTAGTGTTTGTTGCACCTTGATTTGGTTGTACGCCCTGTTGATTTTTAGAATTAAATATTAAATTTTCAGCATTGAATGTTAATGTTTTAACATTGACGATAGAATCAGTTGGATTTTTTATATCTTTGTTTTCTAGTTTTGTAGCTTGAGCTTCTTTGATATCAGCACTGGCTCCAGGTCCAGGAGCAAGCATATCATATGCACCTTTACCAGCTTTACCACCAAGCCAAGATCCACCAAGACCACCACCAACAGCACCAAGCAATCCACCGATTGCCATACCTACAGGACCACCGAATGCTCCTAATGCTGCACCAGCAGTTGCTCCTCCCCATGCACCAAGACCACCACCAGCTGCAGCGCCAGCGCCAGTAGATACTGCTCTACCTGCATTACCTGACTCTTGGTATTCATCATATCCAGACAAACCACCACCAAGTAATGCACCGATAACAGGTGCTCTTCTTAATACGCTACCAGCTGCACCAAGCATTCCACTTTTTGGAGCTACTTTACTCGAAGCTTTTCCTTTACCTCCACCAAGTCCACTGAGTGCATCAGCTGCAGCATCTATTAAACTTGGTTTCTTTATTTGTTGAACTTCTTTTAGAATAGAACCAAGGAGCTGATTGGTCATTTCCTGACGTGCAATAGAAGTTTGCATCATCATATTTGTAGTATTTACTTCATCAGCAACTCTATTAACAGCCTGTCTTACACTGCCATCTGTTGCATCAGAGGCACTACCACCTCCACCACCAGCTGCTGCATTTCCTTGAGGTTTTATTGCAAATGAAGGGAAAGCTGCATTAAAAGCTGTCGCACCTGCATTTACAGCTGCTTGTTTAAATGCTCCTTTAACTTTGTCACCCATAGATTGAGGCGCATCAGCTGCAGAAGCTTGTTGTGTTTGTTTAGGAGGAGTTGATTGTTTTACGTTAGCTGTTCTTTGACGATTAGATTCTGCTTGTTGACGTCTTGCATCAGCTGCAGCTTGAGCTTCTTGTTTTCTTGCTTCAATTTGCTCTTGTCTTTGGCGTTGAGCAGCTTCTCTTTCTGCAGCCTTACGAGCTATCTCGGCTGATTTTTCTGCAGCTGCTTGACGTTTAGCTTCATCAGCAGCCGCCTTAGCTTCTGCTTGTGCTTTAGCTTTCTCTTGCTGTTTAGATTCATATTCAGCAGCCATAGTTTTTGCCAATGGTCCTTTGATGGCATTACCTTGATCATCAATTATTTGACCATCTGGAGTTCTGTAATAAACAGAATCTCCCATTTTACCAACTACTTCGCCTTTTTTAGCCATTATTGCTTACTCGCAACTTTCTCTTGAGTTCTGCCATAAGCAGCAACACCAAGGATGGCACCAAATGCCATATGGATTAATCCACCATTGGATAGTGTCAGTGATTGCCAAGCTGCATACTGCATCGTAATACCAATACCTTTAAGCATTACTGGTAAAAACATTGCGATTGCAGGAAATACAACGAAATCCATTAGACAGATAAGCATATAAAGCCAACCCATTGCTGGTCTCCACATTGACTTAACCCAACCTTCCTCTTTTTTAGGTTCAGCAGATGGTTCGGCGACTGAGAAATTAAATTCAGGTGGTGGAGGTGCTGGAACTGCAGCTGCTGGTGCGGGAGCAGGAGTTACTGGTGGTGGAGGAGGAACAACAGCTTCTACAACAGGAGCAGGAGCTGGTACATACTGTGGAGATACTGTAACCTCCACAGCGATATCGTCGCCTATGATTGATTTTCCAAATTTAGCCATCTTGATTTCTCTTCTGTTCTTCTAGTTCTTTGAGATGATTCATTAACATTTCAACATAAATGTCACGCTCGAATGGCAAAAGGTTTTCAATATCACTTATAGAATATTTATGGTGCTGAATCAGAGAAAAATTAGTCGTATAATAATTCTCTAGGGTGTTGTGATTCAGCGCAATGTAAAAAAATCTGTTAACGAGGTTAGTTCAATTTGACGCTTGTTACCGAGTTTGTTCTTATATTCAATGACATAATTAAGTTTTGGTTGATTAAGAATAAAATCTCTAACCTTGTCGAAAGTTCGAACATCGAGGTTATCAACATAGTCAGAAACTTCAGCCATAGTATAATTCTTGGTATCATATACATTATCAGCATCATAGAATTTTTCAATGCATCTAAGCACTAGCTGATAGAAAGCTTCTTCTCCAGAGTTCATAAAATCTTTATCTTCATACAAACTAGCTTCTGGATACTTCATTACAATACCAGATGTTTCCGTCAGCTTAATTGTTTTCTCTAAATTTAATGGAAAAACTACATTGACATTATTCAAATCAATATCGAAATCGTAATCTGTACTATCTTCGTTGTCACGATAGGTAACAGAAACAATATTGTTAACTGACTGTGCTCTGATACGTAGGAATAGATATTCAACATCAAACAAAGCTAGCTTATCGATATTCAAATCATCAAGAGCGCAGTTGTTAACTACCTGTTTAATTGCCAAAAGAATATCGTTTTCCTGTTCACTCGTCTTAGCAATTAGTAGGATTTTTTCTTCCTTCACAAGGAACGGACGAAACCTTACTTCTCTTTTCGATGATGGGATTTTAATTTTAAAAATAGGGTGTTCAATTTTAGGTAAAGACATAATATTCTCCAATGTTATATTTCAATTATCCGAAAGGTGATCCTACAGCTAGTGGACCAGTTCCCTGCATTGCCTCTTGACTCTTCAATATTTCTTTTGTAGTATCAGATGTAAGTGTAGGTTCTTGACCAGAAGGATTGCCAGCAAAAGTAGTAAAATCATTTTTTGGTGATTGCTGGGTTACACCATTAGGTGCACTACTAACACCAACCATAGCCCAATCTCTATAGCTAATACTTACTGTTATCTTCATAAGGTTATTATTATCGTTCCATCCAAGACTAATATCATTAATCGATTCTGGAAATGCTCGGTACATAACGAT